TTAACATCTCTAAAAGAGGCTACAATTGAAACTTCACCACAGAATTTATCTAAAGTAAAATCTCAGGCTAAGGATGATGATATAATTAAAGTAGTAGAAGATAAAGAAGATAATTGGGCTGATTACACAGACATAGGACAATTTTACTTAGAAGGATTTGGTAAAGAACACACTTTAGATGATAACCAATTAGAAAATTTAGGTAAAAAAATTGTTGACCAATTATATAAAGGTGATGTAGGTAAGGCATATGATGATATTGTAGGTCGCTTTAGAAACAAACCAAAAGATATAAAAGAAAATGAAGATGACGATACAGAAAAAGATGCAGTTAAGGCAGCAAAATCTGCTCGTGGTAAACATAAAAAATTAGATATTGCGGTTAAGGCTTTAAAGGACATTACTACTGAGATGAAGTCTATAGCCCGTGAGTATAGTAAAGCAGACGGTATTGAAAAAGAAAAAATTAAGGATAAATTAAAAACTAAAACAGCTAAGAAAAAAGAACTAGAGTCTTTAGTAGCTAAATTAGAAAAGGATGTCGTTTAAAGAAAGACTTTTATACCTTGCTATAGCATTTTTGGGGGTCTATTATTTAATTAATATGTACTCTTCAAATGAAAAAGAATATATTAATAAATATAATAATAAAATAGAGGCATTAGAACAAAAAGTTGATTCGTTACATTATATAAACGAAAATTTAGTATATAAAATTGATACATTAAATCAAGAAATACAAAAATTAGACAACGCCATTTATTTACAGAACAATAAAATTATTATATTAAAAAAGCAAACAAATGAAAAAATTAATGCTGTTGATTCTTTTAACGATGACGAGCTTACTAGGTTTTTCACAGAGCGCTATAGACAGCACCTCGATTCAATTAAAAAAACCAATAGTAAAACTCGTAATTAAAGATTTAATACAAGGTGATGGGCTTAAAAAAGAACTATCCCTTATATCAACTAAAGTTTTTTTGTTAGAAAATAAAATTGTTATAAAAGATAGTGTTATTAATAATCTAAATTCTCAAATAAATAATTTTAATTCTATATTGTTTACTAGTAAGAAACAGTTTGAATTAGCAGAGGATTTAAATGCAAAATTAAAGTTATCATTGAAAAAACAAAGACTTAAAACTAAATTAACAGGAGGTGTAGGTATTGTAGCTATTGTTGGTGTAATTCTTTTACTAAAATAATAATGGCTGATATAAAAAAAGTAATACGCCAAGAATATTTAAAATGTGCTACGGACCCAGTACATTTTATGCGTAAGTACTGTTATATACAGCACCCACAACGTGGTCGCATACAATTCAACCTATACCCATTTCAAGAAAAAGTATTAACGTTATTTCAAAATAACGACTATAGTGCTATACTAAAATCTAGACAACTAGGTATATCAACATTAGTGTCAGGTTACTCTCTTTGGTTAATGACCTTTCATAAAGATAAAAATATACTGGCCTTAGCAACTACACAGGCAACCGCAAGAAATTTAGTAACAAAAGTACAATTTATGTGGGAAAATTTACCTTCATGGCTTAAAGTAGATTCTGCGGAAAATAATAAATTATCACTTAGATTTACTAATGGTTCAAAAGTACAAGCAAAATCTTCAAATGCTGATGCCGCACGTTCGGAAGCAGTATCATTGTTGATAATTGATGAAGCAGCCTTTATTGATAATATTGCTGAAACATGGGCATCAGCACAACAAACCCTAGCGACTGGTGGTGGAGCTATAGTATTATCTACACCTTATGGTACAGGTAATTGGTTTCATCAAATGTGGGTTAAAGCAGAACAAGGAGAAAACGATTTTTTACCTATTAAATTACCTTGGTATGTACACCCTGAAAGAGACCAAAAATGGAGAGATGCTCAAGATGCGTTATTGGGTGATCCTAGATTAGCGGCACAAGAATGTGATTGTGATTTTAGTACATCGGGTGATATTGTATTTTACAATGAACATCTAGAATATTATGAAAAATCCTTTATAAAAGACCCACTAGAACGTAGAGGAGCAGATCAAAACTTATGGGTTTGGGAAAACGCTGACTATTCTAGATCTTATATGGTTCTAGCAGACGTTGCTAGAGGGGATGGAAAAGATTTTTCAACTTGTCATGTAATGGATGTTGAAACTAATGTTCAAGTAGCAGAATATAAAGGCCAAATAGGTACCAAAGAATTTGGACATTTATTAGTAGGTTTAGCTACAGAATATAATGAAGCTTTACTTGTAATTGAAAACGCTAACATAGGATGGGCAACTATACAAGTAGCAATAGATAGAAACTATTCTAATCTTTACTATTCACAAAGGAGTGGAGAAGCCAATGCTAGTTCGTATTTTGACCAATATGAGGACAATTCTAAAAAAGTAGCAGGATTTACAATGTCATCTAAAACAAGACCTATGATAATAGGTAAGTTTCAAGAATATATTGGTGACAAAGGAGTAACAATCCAATCAAGACGGCTAATAGAGGAAATGAAAGTTTTCATTTGGAAAAATGGGAGAGCAGAGGCACAAACTGGTTACAATGATGATTTAGTAATGGCTTTTGGGATGGGGATGTACGTTAGAGATACGGCATTAAAGTTTAAACAAAGAGGAATAGATTTAACAAAACAAACATTAGGTAACATGACAGTTAACAGAACACCATATCAAGGTGGTTATGGAGGAGGTTATGGTCAACAAGTAAAAAATCCATATAGTATGGAGGATGATAAAGGTAACAAAGAGAATATTAGATGGTTATTATAACCATATTTATAAACAATAATTATATATTAGATGGCAAATACAAGTGTATTTACAAGATTAAGGAGATTATTTTCAACGGATGTAGTAATACGAAATGTTGGAGGTAACCAAGTTAAAACCATAGATTCGGGTCATATCCAATCTAGTGGTGAATACGAAACAAACGCTTTAGTAGATAGATTTAACAAAGTCTACTCTTCAGCTCCTACTTCATTATACGGAGCACAATTCAACTTAAATTATCAATATTTAAGAACACAACTATACTCAGAGTATGATGTAATGGACACAGATGCTATTATAGCCTCTTCTCTTGATATTATAGCAGATGAATCTACTCTTAAAAATGATATGGGTGAAGTGCTTCAAATTAGAAGCTCTAATGAAGATATACAAAAGATACTATATAACTTATTTTATGATGTATTAAATGTAGAATTTAATCTATGGATGTGGGTTAGACAAATGTGTAAATATGGTGATTTTTTCTTAAAATTAGAAATAGCAGAAACATTTGGTGTTTATAATGTAATCCCTTACACTGCGTATCATATTGAAAGAATTGAAGGACAAAATCCTGAAAACCCTGCTGAAGTAAGGTTTAAATGGAATCCTGAAGGTTTTTCTGGTGGTTCTTCTAGTGGCTATTATAATGTAGCAGGAGCTAATGGAATCAATGATGATAGAAGTGGTATAGTATATGATAACTATGAAATGGCTCATTTTAGAATGGTAGGTGATGTTAATTATTTACCTTATGGTAGATCGTATATTGAACCTGCTAGAAAGCTATTTAAACAATATACGTTAATGGAAGACGCGATGTTAATTCATAGAATTGCTCGTGCTCCTGAAAAAAGAGTTTTTTATGTAAACGTTGGAGCAATTCCACCTAATGAAGTAGAAGCATTTATGCAGAAAACTATCAACAACATGAAACGTACTCCAATGATGGATGAAAAAACAGGGGAGTATAATTTAAAATACAACATGCAAAATATGTTGGAAGATTTTTATATCCCAGTTCGTGGAAATGATAGTGCAACAAAAATTGATACTACACCAGGGTTACAATACGATGGTATTGCTGATGTTGAGTATTTAAGAGAAAAATTATTTGCTGCTCTTAAAGTACCAAAGGCCTTTATGGGTTATGGGGAAGGAGAAGCAGGTAAATCTACATTAGCACAACAAGATATTAGATTTGCCCGTACTATTGATAGAATACAAAGAATATTAATTTCAGAACTACAAAAAATTGCTTTAGTCCACTTATATACGCAAGGGTTTAGAGATGAATCATTAACTAATTTTGAGTTATCAATGACAACTCCTTCTATCATTTATGATCAAGAAAGAATTGAATTGATGAAATCTAAATCTGAATTAGCAGGTACATTATTAGAACAAGGTTTAGTACCGTCTGACTGGATTTATCATAATGTTTATCACTTTAGTGAAGATCAATATGATGAGTATAGAGATTTAGTTCGCGAAGACTCTAAACGTAAATTTAGAAATGACCAAATTTTAGCGGAAGGCAATGACCCAGTAGAAAGCGGTCAATCATATGGAACACCTCATGATTTAGCTTCATTATATGGTAAAGGCAGAACAATGTCAGACCCAGCTAATGTACCTGATGGGTATGCCGAAGATGATTCAGAATTAGGTCGCCCTAAAGATGGGATTACTAACAGAGGAAAACAAGATAATAATTTTGGTAAAGATCCTTTAGGAGTTAAAAGCATGAAAGGTACAGATAAAAATGATGGAGACCCTAAACCAAGACTATCAGAATTTGAAGATCCTAAAATAACGTACTTAAAAAACAAGGATATCTTCAAGGGTCTAGACAAAAAACAACTAATATTTGAACAGGATAAAGCGGACTCTTCATTACTTGATGAATCTCGACTAAAATCTTAATATTTATAAATAAATATATTTTTGATGAAAATTAAACACTCAAAGTATAA